AGCGGTTTCATGATGGGCCAGCCAGCGATGGCGTTTGAGCAGCAGAATCATCAAGCTCACATCGACGCGCACCGATCTTTGTTTTTGACTGAAATGGTCAAAACGAACCCTCAGCTCCAGGGCATGATTATCGGCCACATGATGCAGCATTTACAATTCTTGGCAGCGCAGCTTGCCCAAGAACAAATGCCTCCAGAAATTATGGAGCAGATGAATGAACTCAACCAAGCGATGCAGTCTGGCCAGATACCACCAGACCAGGGCCAGATGATGATGCAGGAACTGCAAATGGTTTCGGAGCAGTTCTCTGCGCCAATCCTAGCGCAACTGACGCAAGATCTGCTTGCGAGCATAGGGCAAGGCAATGAAGAAGATCCCCTGGTACAAATCAGACAGCAGGAGTTGGATCTTCGTGGCGCTGAGCTTGCGGCGGAGCAGAATCAGTTTGAGGACAAGCAAGCTGCTAGACAGCGCGAAAAACTCCTTGAAGCAGAGATCGCAAAACAAAGAATTGATACGTCCCGACAAGTCGCGGACGATAAGCTAGACCTTGCGCTGCAACGGTTGCAGCAGCAGGCAAATTTGAAGCTGATGGAGCTTCAAGCCAAGTTTGGAGGAAGCCAATGACGACCAGTTACATTTTAGAGAGACAGCAAGAGTTGCGTGATATGAAGCGACTTGCGCGTCAGGCAGAAGCGGCAGCGATGGAAGCCGAGGAGAGAGTGAAAGAAGCTAATAGGCTCGCAAACGAACATCGTATTGCAGTCAAGATGGCCAGGATCAATGGAGATCCAGAGCCGGAAGCGCCGGTATTACCGGAGCCAGCCGTGGAAGCGGTCGCGGAGCCAGCTCCTGCGCCGGAGCCAGAACCCGCCCCAGAGCCAGAGCCAAAAGCCCAGGCCAAAAAGCAAACGAAAAAAACCGCTGCAAAGAAAGCCCCAGCTAAAAAACCTGCAACTAAGAGGACAAAGAAATGAGCGTGAAAGACATGAGCCGAGTCGAAAAGGTTGACTCTCCCAGCAAAAAGATCGCCAGTGTATCCACATCTCCAGAAAACGTGCGGCGCACGATGGGTGGTGAGATCAAAGTCATCAAGGCGCGTGGCAAAGGCGCAGCAACTCGTGGGTTTGATTTTCACGAGAAAGTCTAGTGGATGACATTGATCTGGCAGACAAGCTGAAGCGAGTGATAGAAGATCGCCGAAGCTTGATTATGACAACCATGATGGATGGTTTGCTAAAAGATATAGAACACTACAAAAGTTTGCAGGGTGAGCTGACTGCGTTAAACTTGGTCGAGTCTGAAATTTCTCAATACTTTAAGGAAAACAAGATATGACCGAAGTCAGCGTCGGAGGCGCTTATGTAGAAGAGCGGGTTCTCGATCCAGCCCTTCTCAATCTCAGCGCATTGGAGCGTATGCCGCAGCCCACTGGTTGGCGGATGTTGGTTTTGCCATACAAGGGCAAAGGAGTAAGCAAAGGCGGGATCGCTCTGACCAGGGAGACGCTAGATCGCGAAGCCCTGGCGACGGTGGTGGCTTATGTGGTCAAGATGGGGCCGCTTTGCTACGACAACAAAGAAAAGTACGGCGACACACCCTGGTGCGAGGAAAAGCAGTGGGTTCTCATAGGCCGGTATTCTGGTGCGAGATTCAAGCTAGAAGACGGTGAGGAAGTCAGAATCATCAATGACGATGAGGTCATTGGAACCATAATTGATCCAGACGATATAGTGAGCTTCGCATGATTGAAAATACCAACCAAGAACAAGCGCAACCCGAAGAAGAGTTTGCAATCGAGGTAACAGAAGATCCGGTAGAGCAAACCGAGGGCCAAGCCCAGTCGGACGGCGATGAGCTAGAGAACTACACCAAATCGGTCTCTAAGCGTATTAACAAGCTCAACGCTAAAACCAGGCAGGCAGAGGAGCGAGCAGCTCAGCTTGAGCAGATCGCTTTGCAAAAAGAACAAGAGCTTCAGCAATACCGTCAATTTACTCAGCAGCAGCAGGTCACGGTATTAGAAAAAGAAGAAGAGGCGCTCAAGTCAAAAGAGGCCCAGGTCGATGACATCTATCGCAAAGCGGTGCAGGCAGGTGATCCAGACCTCATGTCAAAAGCGGATTCTCTGAAGAACGATATTGCAATTCAGAAAGAGAAGCTGCGCGTTGCGAAGACTCGACAAGCCTCCGAGACGCCTGTCCAGGCTCAGCAAGAGAATTACCAAACCTATCAACCGGAGCAGCAGGTTGCCCAGCAACAGGCCATTCCAGAACCCACGCCAGAAGCAAAAAGCTGGCATGAAAGAAATCCCTGGTACGCTGATCAAAGTAGCGAAGAGAATTTAGAAGCGACACAGTACGCTTATTTCACTCACTACAATCTGATCAACGAGGGTTACGAACCCGATTCTGACGAGTACTACCAACAGCTAGATACTCGTGTAAAAAGGGTTTATCCTAATCTGAGTGCTGGCACTGCAAGTGCCGGTGCAGAGGAAGTCGAACAAACAGGACAGCGACCCCCCGTGCAAAGAGTCGCGTCCGCCACTCCTAGTGGTCGACAGCAAACACGAGGCAACATGAACGGCGTGAAGTTTACCAAAAGCGAAGTTGAGCGCCTCCGTGGTCTTAAACCGCACAATATGTCTGAAGAGCAATGGCTTCAGAAGGTGGCTAAAGAAAAGCAGAAAATTGCTAACAGGGAGGCAATGTAAATGGCAGAGGCAAAACAGAGCAATCGTTCATCGCGTGAGAGCGGAGCGCACGATAATCAGGCTCGGCGACGACCGTGGCA